CTTTCTTTATAAATCCCGTTCATCCTCCTCATCATCAATACGGTCATCATCTATAAACTGCTCCTCCCACTCTATCATTGCAAAAGTAGGATGATAGTCCTTAGTGCTAGACCACACTTCCGTGTCAACCTTCCTTGCTATCACCTCTCCTGCTGTATTCACCAAGGTTAAACTCCCTACTTCCAAGGCAGTGATAGTTTTTTCTATCCTTTCCTTCTTCCCCTCAATCCAATCAAGTAAATCAGTTCCTACATGAATAGCATGGTCATCCAGTATCTCTACCAATGCTAGTGTTTTGCTAAGCTTACCAATCAGTGGAGGGAAGCTACTTACACTGGTAGCAAAGGGGACAGTATACATGGGAGACAGCCTAGCATTTATCACCGCATCTGCATCAGCAATGTATTGTCGTAAGTCTTCATTAGTCAAATCCAGTTGGTCTAGCTTTTTATACAACCGACGCAAGTCATTCGGATGGCTATACAGCCCAGCCTCATCTGCCGTTGTCTCTATTACCTCAAACAGTCCCCGGCTGATGTAGTCATTCCCACTAATAGTTACCTTCCACACGTAACTATACAAACCAACAGTGCTGGGTAAAGTTTGGATAACATAATAATCATAATCACTACTCTGTGATGCAGTAGCACTGGACACCAAAGTCTCATTTTTGTCATAAATAGCTAGTGAGGGGGTTACGCCTGGTGCAACACTAAAGCTGACAGTAAATTGCTTAGTCCCACCTTTTTCATACCTTTCATACTCAGCCATTTTAGCACCCTTTCATCCCATATGGGTCTTTTATATCTTTCTTCATGCTGTATAAATCCTCTACATCCTCTTCCATACCATACAAGTCTTTTATGTCAGTAAACATAGCTGTAATCACTTTTACCACTGCCCAAACAATCTGAGCATTCAGACTGTCAGAAAGCTGGGTAAGGGCATCAGTTAAAATCTTCAGCTCTTCCTTTGTAAACTTATCATTTAAAACCACACTCTCAGCAACTGTCTTTTCTATCTCTTTCTTTCTCCTATCTTGGAGCTGAAGTAGAGTGTCAGTTAACAGTTTGGTAAAAATAACCTGTGTTTTAATGGTATCTTCTACTGGCAAGGTATCAAAAAAAGATTTAAACAGCTCTTTCTTACTCCTGTCAGTCAAAATCAAACTGTCCACCAACACCTTTGTTAAAATCCTTGCTATCTGAGCAATATAGGTGTCCGATAATGGTAAAGTATCAGCGAGCCTTTTATCCAAATCCAGCTTTTTAATGTCTGATAATGATAGGCTATCCCTCACCCTTTTGTCCAAGTCTATCCTTCTAACATCTGACAGTGATAACATATCAGCCACTTTTTTGTCTAAATCCATTCTTTTCATATCAGACAACGACAGCATGTCTGTAATCTTCTTATCTAAGTCAATCTTTTTCATGTCTGATAGTGGCAAAGTGTCTTGGAGCACTCTCTCAACTACCCCAGATATAATTTCTGCAATGAATGTGTCTGCTAAAGTAATAGAAGTGGCAAATATCTTATTCAAAGTCTTGACCAGTCTATCGTTTATATCTAGCTGGTCTTGGAGGTTCTTATCAAGTGTTTTTATAGCAGTGTCAGTAATGGTAACCAAATCAGTAAACAGTCGGTGAAAAAAACATGATTCAAAGTGAGTATCAGACAGGCTCAAAGAATCTAGAAAACATTTCCCCAGCTCTTTCTTCTTTTCATCAGACATGTCTAAAGAATCTAAAAAATGCTTCTCTAGCTCCTTCCACTTTCTATCAGACAAAGCCAAGCTCTCAGCCATTACCTTATCCTGCATAGCCCCTCTACTGTCAGAAAGGCTCAATGAGTCTTGCAAGGTAACAGAAAATACCTGTCCCTCAGCCGCCACATATTCATCTGCCCCAATATCCCAAGTCCCACTACGTGTCTCACCATCTATATCATCTGAAAAGGCTAGGTTTGGGTCAGAGGATAAATCTACACCTGCATCTTTTGCACAAGTATCACTGGATGCAAAATGAAAGTCGTCATTGGCTTCATCAACAAAGGAAACTGTGCAGGTCTTTGAGTTAGAGCCTGGGGCATCACCAGAAATGTCTGAGATATTGTAGTCAGAATCATCATGAAAAGTGCCATAAAATCCATCCGTGCAGTCTTGAGTGATAGTGTTTTTTAAAACTGTATCTTTGTATCCTGTAGAAATACCTGTATCACAATTAACTATGGTGTTGTTATAGCAAAAAATACGCCCATCACTATCTGAATTAAAAGATAGTCCTTTGCTATTTCCAGAAGAACTCTTAAAATCATATATAATATTATTCCAGATGTAGCCAAATCCTGTTCCGCAATCACACTTTATACCCATATTAGCGTCTCCACTAGTTCCTACTACTCCCTTTAAAATACAATGAGATACATATAAATCACCATCAACAGTAAATTTTATATTATAGTCATAAGCGGCACCTGCATCATTATTATATATTTGCAATCCATGTATTTTAACATAAGACTCATATATCTCTATACCATGTTCACCTGTAACTATAAGCCTATATTTACTATCATTCCACTTTCCATCATGCCTGTAATTTTCACTTGGGTCAGTCCAGATTTTGATATAACGGTCAGCATCTGTATTCCAACTACCATCAACAACTACGGCAGTGGTATCTGCACTTCCACCTGTGCACCTACACTTGGCAACTGCTATTTCATCCGCCTGTTGTAAATCTTTCTCCTCTCCTGCTTCCCATGCAGAAAGAGAAGTATAATCCGTTCCTGCACCATTATCAGGGTCAACTATTTTGACTACTTCAGTTGCCATTATTGTCTCTGGTCAATAATTTTTAAATCCTTTGCACTTATTTCAACTATGTCTTTCTTCAGGCTGTCTTCTATTCCGCTAACATCAATCTTATACCGTCTCCGTAATATCGTGTGGATTTCTGGCTCTTTTTCAATTTTGATATTGTAGTCTGCCTCATTTACTGTTATCTCAAAATGAGCCAATTCTTGAGCAACCAACTTACATTTTTTCAGGCACTCACTTTGTGCGAGGTCTTTGTCTGTGCTTGTAACAAGAACGCCTAACTTTTCTGATACAGCGTTGTATCTAGTACCGATGGTTATCTTATGGGATTGGGTTAGATATTGCAAATCTTCAGGTTTAGCATCTTTAACACGGATAATATAAAACTTTTCTTTGTTTAGTTCTTCTTTACCCCATTTCCAGCCGTCAGGTTTAATTACGACCACATATCCTTTCTTATAACAACCTCTCAGGTCTTTTACTTCGTTTTGGTGAACTGCATCACAAGCCTTTATAAGTAATTCAGCAGGCATTACTGCACCTCCACTTCAAAGTTTTGTGGACTATCAGGCACTGGATATGGGGCATAAATTGTTACCTCTGCTTTGCTACTTTCATTATCAGCATTCTCTGCAGTCAGTCCAAAAGTATAATTCTGTCCAACTGAAATAACATCATAAGTAAAAGCCTCTTCAAAATTCTTTGTGCCTGTTTCACCTTCATTGCATTTAGAAGTAAATTCCTGTATTTGTGTCCAAGTATCATCTGGGTTTTTCAGATACAAAACAAATTTTGTTTCCCAGCCAGGACAGTTATAATCCCACCGAGCTATGAAATCCATTGCTGTAGCTTCTGGAACGATAATGTAAGTATGAACTACAGCACCAGCTAACAAAGGTAAAAGCATTAACACAAAAGCTAATGTGGTAATTAGTTTTTTCATTGTTTTACCTCCTTACCATATATTTTTCTAAACAATTTAACCATTTTATTCTTTGTCTTTCTATTGGAGCCTGCATAAAGCAAGTCTTCTGCCTCTATAACCACTATCTCTGTCTCTCTTAATTGAAACATATTATATTTAAGCCTAATCCACCACTCATCAGCATGTTTCTCTATTTTCCATTTCACTAGCTACTTACTACCGATAGTAGTCTCAATGGTCAACTTCAAAAAGTCACTATTCCCCAGCGTAGCAATCGTCCCAGTCAACCGCTGGAACATCGTCCCACCTGTAGACGCATTAAAAACACCAGCCTCTGTCAAGGCAACTGAGGTAATACTATCAGCAGCACCAGCAAAGGTAGTCACCGTGATCCAGACATTGTTGCTACTAGTATTAGTGGCAAAAGTATTCCGTGCCACCTCCCCCTCTAGCGCCGTATCATTCACTGTAGGGTCAGTCCCACCAGTCCCAACTGCCGTGTAAGCCATTGCACTGCCAGGGTTACTTGTGAGGTATTGAGCTAACCAATCCATCCCATCACCCACAATCAGGTTCTCAAACCTCTTCCTCTCCACTCTCCCATCAGCCCTAGTAATCTCCACTAACCAAATAGCCTTCAATGATAACCCGTCTTTCTTTTTCTTATGCATACTTACCCTCCAAATCTTTAGTCTGCACCTCAACTCTGCTCCTCAAATATCTCATCAAATCCTCACTGCTCGCAAACCTAGCCACCATAACTGGGGGATTGCTATCTATCTGCCTATCAGCCCTCAATGCCCAAGCAACCTCAAACCCCCTACCCAGTATAGTCAGTGCCTCTGTGTAGTAAGGCAGTCCATCCTCCTCTAAGTGGTCACCAGAGCCAAGAAAATTCTCCTGATACATCTTCACTGCCCGCTCACACAACTCCACCACCTCTGGGGTCACTTGCCTTCCATTTCCCTCTAATATATACCTAGCCATGTGGACCCAATCTCTCATGATGAGGTACTTCCCCAGTGTCCGTTCCGGGTACTTCTCCCTATCTCTCTTTACAAGATTGATATTACGATAGAACTTCCTCCGCCTTCTCTCTTCACTCAAATATCCATCATGAGCCAACCCCACATCAGCTAAACAAACCACCGGCACCACAGCCTCCTTACCCGGTAGGCGTGGATGCTCGTGAACACAATTTGAAACAGATACCCCATTCACTACATATGAATGTTTATTAGCAACTGTAAGGTCATACACTTTACCTCTATACTGAATGGGGCGTATACTTTT